GTTTTATAAACATAGATACTACATAATGATTCTGAAGTAGTTGTTTTACCCTCACCTACAGGGTCAATAGAAGCTAAATACATACCAAATGGTGCTTTAGGTTCTGGTCTTTCCCATACCACTAATGTACCTGTTTTATCTTCTGCATTTAACTTTATAGGAAACGTATTGATTGGTGCCTTATTTGTTTTCTTAACTATAAGTTCTCCATGTAAGTTTTCTGATAAATCAATAAGCTCATACGGGTATTCTTTATCTTCTATTTTTTTCTTTTGGTCACCTACTAACGTAAGAGGGAATTTAGATTCTTCTCTGTAGTCAAAAGCTTCTTTTATGTTTCTAGGGTGCTGAGATATCCTTAACTGATAAAGTTCAGGACGTAATTTTTTCTTCCAGTCAGCAAATTTTCCCTCCAGTGCTATCAATGCTTGTTCTACTAATGAGTTACCATATTTGTCAATATGTGGTGGCATCCCCCACTGCTCAGGAATAAATAAACCTGATTTACCCGTAGTCCCTTTATCATCTATAAGATCTGTTTCTACCGGATATATAGAATTGTCTTCTGGATGCAAAGTCATAGCTTTTAACGGCTCACAGTCTTTTAAATTACCTACTGATCCTGCACCAATAAATAATCCTGTTGTAATATCACCAGCTTGCATTGCAGGAAATAAATATTCTGCTGTTTGATCCATAGTAGGAGCAATACCTGCTTCTTCATAAAAGAATATCGTACACGGTCCTCCTACCCCTTTTGTAGGTGATTGTTCAAAAGACATTCCTTGCATAGTACCTTTTAAACCTACTTGTTTTTTTCTACCGCCTTGAGTAACTTCAATTTTTTGTTGCCATGATAATGCTTTATCAGGATTCATAGGTCTATACCATGCAGTACTTGAGTTAAGGAAAGTCTTATACTCATCTAAGAACTTCCATGAACCGTTACCGTTAATATAATCTTTTAATGATGCACCTATTTTAAGCACAACACCCTCATCAAACCACATACGGTTGATAAGTTTACCCATGTGAAAGTATGAAGATGCTATCTGTCTTTTCTTTGTAATACTAGCATGTTGAAAATGCATTTCTGCTAATTCTTCATATAATGCCATATGTAACTGTACATCCCATACTTGAGGAAAATCAAACTTCTTTTTTATTTTATCATAGATTGGTAAAAAGTTAATCCAGAAATAGTAATCTCTTGGTAAAAACCAGGTTTTCCCGTTATTGTGGAATATAACTCCCAGCCTTGACTTTTGCTTTTCAAGGTCCCAGTATTTAATAAAGTCTTTACTTCTAAACGCGTCCATGCAGTATACGTCACCTTGTTTTCTGAAAAGTCTTGCTTGCTCATTAAATAGTTCAGCTGTTTCATCTAATTGATATTTACCAGGTTCTTTAAAGGTAGTTTTTACAAAATCACGGTATTCTTGTAAGTCAGTAAACTCAGTTTCTGTCCATGTACCATTATCCCATGTAGGGATTACTTTATTAAACGCTATTAACTCCATAATTAAATCTGATCATATCCTAAATTCTGACCACCTCTCACATGTGATTCCTGTTCTGCTTCTAAGTCTTTTGCTATTCCCTTATAGGATTGTCTAATAGCATCAAACTCTTTTGCAATTCTTAATAGAGAGTTTATGTTACCATCTCTACCTGCAGTTACCTGAGTTGTTTCCATATACTCAGTTAAATTATCAAGCATAGTGGTGATTCCTTTATAAGCTCTTACTGTAGGTGTTTCATACATAATTACAGCTTTTTCTACAGCCTCTATAATCGTTTCATTCTCCGTATCTATTTCATGTTCTAAATCTAAAAGTACTACTTCTTCTCTTAGATCATGTTTCATGTTAAAATATGGGTTTTCTTGACTAGGACAAGACATGTAAAAAATGTAGGCAAAGATGCTAAGATGTGTATCCGGAAAATCATCCATTATAGTTTTAAGCCACTTAATCTGATGACAATGCTCTGTTGCTTTTACAGTTTTATTCTCTATTTCAAATAGCTTTATCATTTTTTGGTTTTTAAGTATTTAATAATAGCATTAACTTCCTTTTTCATGTAAGGAATTTCATAAGGTATTACTTCTTTAACTAAAGGATCACCTTGAGGATCTGTAGCTACTATTGGGTACCCAAATTTATCTTCACCTTCCTTTTCAAAGACAATGTGATGTATTTCCATTTTACCGGGTTTCAAATTGTGATTGTGCTTTAGTATAATATACATATAAATACTAAGCTGTAATGAGTAATGAGCTAAATTACAGTCATCTAAATGTGATAAAGGACCGGTCATAGTTTCTTTAATACCTTCCCAGTTAGTGTATGATTCAGTTTTAATTTCTTTGTTAGTCTTGTAATCATAGATATTAACATAATCTCCTACGACTTCTACACGGTCTGCTTGACCACATATTTTTGCTGAATTTAAATAAACAAGATGTTCAGGATAAATGCCAGATACAAGTTTTTGATCAGGAGAAAGTTTTACATCACCGTCAACAATAGGTCTAAATATAGGCAAATCAATCCCGTCTCTTCTTAAAGTTTCACATGCTAGAACTTCATTTTCTCTTTGGTCATGATACCATGAACCTAATGTTAGTGCTCTATTAGTTTCTCCTTCCCATACAGCAATAATCTCTTTAGGTGTCATACCATACCACTTAGACTTTTTATTTTTTGAAGATTTTTGAGCTATAGTTTCTTTATCAAAAGGTTTCTTGAATAATGATATCATGCTTGTAACACTGGTCCATTTCTTTGAAGGATCATCTACACTTTCATAAGTATGAGTATCTGCTTTAAATTGTAGTTTCATTCTTGTGTTTTTAAGTTAATAATTTCTACAGCTAACTTTTTGCTTTCAGAATCTTTAGAGTTTACCATACTTTTTAAATTTTCAAACTGATATACAGTTAAATCAGTTTTTTTATTTTCAACTAACCACTGCAGTTTATCTAAATTATTTCTAAGCTCTAACTCTTTAATATAAAAGTTAACCGCCATAAATTTCATCTTCTTGTTCTTGGTCTAACACTGCAAACCATCTTGGTAACTCTTCATCACCACAATCTGATGATAATGATCTAGTTTTCATACCTAGTGAACATCCGCATTTACCACAACAAGGTTGTGTACCAGGAACCATACATTTATCACCTTTAAGATCAATATGAGGACATGCTTTACAAATTTCAAAACGCGCTTTTGCAATTTGTTCTACAAAGTCATCTTTTTTTATTGAGTTTTTAAGACCTTCGTATATTTTACCTTTGTTCTTGTATAACTGTACAAGTTTGTTTTTAACCTCATTTAATTTTCCCATCTCTTTTCTTTTTATAAAATTCAGCTTTACGTTTTTTCTCCTCATGTATCAGGTTTTGTATAGCAATAACTTTATTGAGTTTATCTTCTGCTCTTTTCTTTACTGCCATTTGCCTAATAGTATCTGTACTTGCTACTTCAATATGTTTACTGTATCTAACATAAAATTCTTTAAGCTTTTTATCACTTGCTTTAAATGTTCCTAAGTTTTCTACTCTTACAATAGGATGTGTTAAATCTGATAAAAATGATCTTAGCTCACCATAATAGTAATTTATAATATCTTCTGCTAGTTCATAACTTATTTCAAGTTGATCTGCAGCAGGTTGTATGAAATGCTTACTACTTTTGGGTAACATAAAAAACTTTAAAATTTAAAACTATATTGCCGTCAGTTTGTACACTTAACGTTTTATTCAACTTAATTCTTTTTTTAGCTGTACCGTCTTTTATAACAAGCTTGTTTTTAACAGCTTTTCCTAAAAAGTTTCTAACCGTTTGAGATGTTTTAAATATTTTTTCATCAACAGCTAGATTACAGAATGCTGATAAATCATATTGACCACATACGCCTAGTAATGTTAAACAATCTAGCTCATTATTGCTGAGCTGGATATTGTTTATAAAACAATGTGTAAGTAATTGATATTTAACAATATCTCTTTGGCCCATACGTACCTTTTTCTGTACTAAATTTGCTTGTGCCATAATGTGTTGGTTTTACTGTTTACTTTTAAATGCTTAATAGCATATCAATTAATTCCGCTTGAGGAAAACAATCAGATTTATCTTTTCTCACGTTTGTATGAGTAAGTAAACCTTTTACTTTTCCTTCGTAAGCTTCTTGTTTAAATTCAAATCCTTTACGACCTTCTTTTTTCACCCACTCAATAAGTCCTACAGATAAATCAATATTGTCTCTACTTGAGATGTGCAATAAAAGTTTATGTAATGCTTTGAGCTGTTCATCAGAATACTTGTGCCATAATTGAAAACCTCTGAAAGGTTCTTGTAAGCTTGTAACTTGAGATTTATGAACAATACTACCTACATAAGTTTCAAACTCATTATTCAAGTATCCAAAATTACATAATTCTATCCCTACAGTATGTCTTACCATGTAGGAAGATCCTGACCTACCTATATGCCATGCTTGTGCACCTTCAGGAAATGCTTGAACAGTAACACCATCATATTTACAATCCCCTGTTTTTGCATCACATCCTCCTATAACAAACTCAGTAGCAATTCTACCAATAGTATCATTGTTCCAGTTATTCACTACGTTAAAAGGATTAGCATGTCCTGCAGTATGGTGAATCATTACGTAATCATTCAGAATAGGAACATCAGCTTCAATGTATTCACCTTTGTTAAGATGATAAGGTTGAATTACTAATCCGTCTTCTGTTTTAATAACCTTAGACTTTGCATCAGTATCTAAGATACCCATCGCATCTAAAGTTTTAAAACCTACAATACCGTCAGCTACTAGTCCGTTTTCTGATTGCCATGCAATAACAGCTCTTTCAGTTTTTGAACCAAAAATACCGTCAGGTGCTAATTTTAAAAACTTCTGAATGTGTTTTACCATCTGAGTATCAGATGATCCTCTTCTGATCATCTTACTCATTAGTAACTGGTTTTAATTTTCTTTCTGATTTTTTTGACTCAACTTCTTCTTCTACCTTATCTTCTTTTACCTTATCTTCTTCAGATTCAGGTTCCATTTGAGTTCTTGCATACATTTCTGAATGCTTTAACATTACAGCAAATCTTTTGAATTTAGCTTCTTCTATTTTAGCCTGTAAATCATAGTACTTTTCTTCTACTTCTAAGTACTCAATTTCTTCTTTTAAGTTTGCAATTGCTTGAGCACGCATTTTAGCCAATTCTTCTGGGCTGTACTCTTCTTGATGATTTTCTTTATTCATAATAAACTTATTTTAGTTACATGTCAAATATAACTAAAATAAGTTTAAATATCAAAAGTTTAAAATTTATTTTATTTTAATATCGTGGATAGCTTGAATAATTCTAAGCTCCATCTGAGACATTTCAGATTTTAGTTCTGTAATAGAACCATCATGTCTTGCTCTATTAGATTCAACTTGTTGTTTTAAGTTTTCAATTCTGCTGTGAATAATGTCATCAGCTTTTCCGCCAGATGCTTTTAATTCATCATGATATTTATTGATACCGTTTTGTTTTACTTCTAAAACATCAACTTTATTTTTTACTTTATACCAGAATCCTACTGCACCAATGATACCTGATAATAAAGATATAATAGCACCTAAACCTATTGTAATTGAATTAACTTCCACATCTAAAACTTTTAAAAACATATACTATAATATAAGAATTTTGCTGAACTTTTTAACTTAATATTTAACTTAATTTTTTATATTTATATTACAGCATTTTCTTTTATAGCATTTCCTTTATATAGTTGGTTTTCTAAAGTAGAAGTTATTGTAAAGTTAGTTAAATAAGATTGGACTAAGCTATCCATAACTTCTTTTGTTTCTGCAATATTTTCATACAAAAAAGTTAACACCTGATCATTATGTTTAACTTCATAAATAACCTTTGTTCCTTTTGTATTTAGTTCTATCTCTAAAGCGTTAAAATCTGCCATATTTTAGTATTTTAATTGTAAATGTGGTCTTGCATTACTTCTTGGTGCTGATAATGGTTTTACACTATCACTATATTGCCATGCACCTTTATTTGCGCTTGCGCTTGTGCTGTCCGTATCCCAAAATGCATAGTTTGATCCATCATATGCTCCATCATTATTAATCCACATAAATACTACATTATCTGTACCATTATAGCAAAAATTATCCGTAAAATTTAAATTTTTCCAACCTGAAGAGGCTGTTTGATACCAACTACTGTTTAATACTGTTGT